TGTTGGATTATCATGACCAAGCCCAGCATAGGTGCAGTCACAGTTGCTGATGAAGTAGCCGCAGAAGTTAGACCCTACCTTAATCTAATTACACCATTGGTATGTTTGGATTGGAGATACTCAAGAGGCATCAATGGTAGATACAGTCTTTCATATTTGAAATACATTGAAGAGATCAACGGCAATCAAAAAACTGTTAAGATATGGACACCTGAATATGTTAGAACAACATCTGTGGACATTGATGATGCTGGCGTTGAAGAAACAGTTGTGGAAGACATAGTTGAAGAAAACGGATTGGGTACGATCCCAGCCGTGTTAGCCTACAACAGAAGAAGCATGTTCAAAGGCATTGGCGTTAGTGACATAGCAGACATTGCTGATGCACAAAGAGCAATATACAATTGCAACAGTGAAATAGAACAATCAGTTAGATTAGACTCACATCCTAGTTTGGTATTGACACCAGACACTCAAGCAGGTATTGGTGCTGGATCATTTATCCACATGCCAGAAAACCTAGACCCAGGATTGAAACCATATGTGTTGGACTTTGATGGTGCCAACATTCCCAACATACTACAAAACATAAGTGGTATCACAGAGTCAATAGACAAGATGGCAAACACTGGTGGAGTTAGAGCTACTGAATCAAGAACACTATCTGGTGTGGCATTGGAAACAGAATTTCAATTGCTCAACAGTAGACTGGCAGAGAAGAGTTCAAACCTAGAACTTGCTGAAGAACATCTTTGGAAACTGTATGCTCAGTATCAAGACCTACAAGGCAAGCCAGACATTGACTATCCAGGTTCATTCAACATAAGAGACAATCAAGGTGCTATGGAACAATTGGTAAAGGCAAAATCAATTGCAGTAGATCCTGCCATACATCAAATCATTGACAGAGAACTAATGGAACTGCTTGGTGAAGATCCTGAAGATGTTGATGCAGTTATGGAACATCCAACACTAGAGGCGGCAGAAAAGACACCACACATTCAGCAGATGATTATGGAAGGCTATACGGATCAGGGCATACTTGATCTACATCCAGAAGTCACCGCACAGGATATTCAAACTGCAAAGACTCAGTTGATAGAACAGGGAGATGTATAATTCCAAAACTTAATAAAGGAGCTGAACTATGGCGATGAAACGCGGTGGTAAGAAAAAGAAAACAAGACGCGGATAACCTTGTGTGGCATGCTTACTTTGAGAACATACGGGCCGTATGTCCTTGGAGTTGGAGTGCTTGGCAAAGAAGTCTAGTGAGCATTGAACCGTGGCGAGGCAAACCTGTGAAACTTGAACCATTTGAAGCTAGGGTGTATACTCATCCACATGCAAGTTCAAGAAGACTTGATAGACTGTGCAACAGGTTCAATCTAGTGCAACCAGAAGACGAGTTCTTGTGGAGTCATCCTGAACATGGTGGATCAAGCACACCAGTACCTGTGATAATTCAACAAGATAGACAGTATTTGAACAGTCTGAGAACTGTCGCTAAATAACATAACATAAACTCCAGAGGAGGCGAGGTTTACAATGGACCATCCAGAAGCATTGGCAACAGAAGAAACAACCGCAACTGATGCGGCAATAGACAACAATCTAGAAGAAAATCAGGCACCGGCAACCACAAAAACCTATAGTCAAACAGAAGTCGACAACATGATGGCTCGCATGAGAGGATCATTGCAGAAAAAATTGTTGAAGCCTTATGAAGACTTGGGAGATCCAGAAGAGCTCCGTAACCTCAAAGCAGAGGCACAACAAAGAGCAGATGAACAAGCTCTCAAACGAGGCGAGTTCGAGAAAACACTTCAGGAAAAGATGGCTGCCAAAGACGCTGAGATCACAAAGCGAGATCAGGTTATTCGTGAGTACAAAGTCAACTCACCATTGCTCAATGCTGCCGCACAATATGGCAGTGTGAATCCAGAGCAAGTACGAACACTACTCAACAGAAGTGTAGTACTAAGCGATGAAGGAGACACACAGGTATTGAACACAGATGGTACAGTTAGATATACAGACTCAGGAAAACCTTTTGCAGTCGACGAATTGGTAAAAGAATTCCTAGATAGCAATCCTCACTTTAAGGGTGCGAAGCCTGCTACTACAAATGGTAAGAGCAGTTTTTCAGACTCTGGTCAAAGCACAAAAATAGACATAACCAAATTGGATATGTCAAATTCAAAGCACCGTAAGCAGTACGCAGAATATCGTAAGGCAAACGGGCTAGCCAGATAATCTTAAAAGGAGAAAAAAAATGGCAGGTTCAACAACCGCAACCCTAAATGACCTACTACCTGAGATTGTAGCAGAAGCAATGTTTGTTGCTCAAGAACGCTCAATCATGCGTGGTATTGTCAAGAACTACAACATTGGTCCAGCACAAGGTAAAACTATTACTGTTCCTATCTACCCAGCACAAACAGCCGCAGCAGTTACAGAAGGTGATTCAGTATCTGACACAGTGGTTTCAACTAATGGTGTTACACTAACAGTTGGCACAGTTGGTATTAGAACATTGGTAAGTGACTTAGCATTAAACAGTGCCGCTTCAAATGTAACTGCTGACTTAGGTAAATTGTTTGGTGAAGCTATTGCAACTAAAGTAGACACAGACTTATGTGCTTTACTTGGTAGCTTTGCAAATGTTACTGGTGGTGCCGCAATTACTGCGACAGCCGCTCTTGTAGCTCAAGCAGCCGCATTACTAAGAGGAAGAAAAGTTCCTACAAGTGATACTGCTATTGTGTTACATCCATACATTGCATATGATCTTAAATCATCAATCACAAATGCTTGGCAGAACCCACTAGGTGACTATGCTAACGAAGCAATGCGTGAAGGATACTTAGGTATGCTTTTTGGTATTCCAGTGTTTGAAAATGCAAACATTGTAGACACTGCTGGTGATAGCTCAGGCGCTATATTCCACAGAGAAGCACTTGGTTTAGCTATGATGGGTGAAATGAGCATCGAAACTCAGCGTGATGCAAGTCGTATCGGTACAGATATTGTTGCTTCAATGCAGTATGGTGTTGGTGAGATATTTGACGCATATGGTCAGACATTATCTTTTGACAGTTCGATTGTTTAATCAGTAAAGGAATCGAGTTATGGCTTTCATAATATCAAATGGTGTAGTACTCAGCTTCGCAGAATACGGAGATGTTACTGATCGCGATCAGCGGCTTTTTGAATCGAATGAGGGTCTAACTATTGATGTGGTTGAGGATCTATTGATCCGCAGTACAGAACGAATTCTAGAACAATTCAGAGCTACCAACTGGTGGGAAAGCTATTATATTAGCCAGAGCACATCAGTTTCAATCCGCACTAGAGCAGACATTCCTGCTCTGGATGCATCATTGATCCAAGCAAGACTAAAAGACTTCACGGATCTTTGTGTATTTCATAGCATGTATTATTATATTTGTCCTATGATTGCGGACTTTGGTAGCGATGAATCAGCTGAAAGAAGCAAGATGGCATATTATCAATTAAAGTATGATGAGATGTTTAACGAGCTTATATCAGCTGGGGATTGGTACAACTTCAACAATGATGCCACAGGTATCACTAGCGAAGAGAAGCAACCCGGATTCGTAAATCTGAGGAGATATAGATAATGAGAGACACACTCTTAACATTTCTTACAACGGCAATTACTGGTACTGACTTTTCAGTTACTCAGGAATTGCCATACAACGGAGACGGTGCACCACTGTTTCTCAAGAACTTGAAGAAAGTGTATGTTGATCAAGATCAAACCTCACAAGACCCTTTACTCGATGTACTAGACGCTAGCGGTCAAGTGGTAGCAGAAACTGTTACCAATACTGTTACTGTCGTTGTAGATGCAAAAGTACTACCATCGGGATATGCAACCTTGGTTAGTCAAATTAAAAGTGCTAGGCTCGACCCTGCCATCACAGGCTTTCAACAGAAGTCAACTGATGTGTCAACCGAGTATAATACTGATCGTTTGGTTACTGAGTTTGTATTCAATTTTACTAAACTAATAGTAAACTAACTAGTCAAAAATAAGGAAACAAAAAATGGCTTATATCTATCCAGCTCCAGGTGTTACAGGTTCAGAGGTTACTCTGACACTGACTGACACCTCGGCTTCACCATTAACTGGAAATCTTGTATTGGCAGCACTACAAGATGTAACAGTTAACAACGCTAACGATGTGTTCACCTGGACACAATTGGACGAAACAGCGAAACTACAGGTTGCTACAACATCAACAAACAGTTTGGCAATGAATATCGTGCTTAACCAGACAACATTCTTTGGAGCTCCGGCAACCAATCCGAGTGTTACAATGGCTGACGCAGGAATCATTGGACTGTCAACTCAAAAGGTTCTTGTTGATTTTGATCTGTTTCTTGGTAAAACAGACGGCGGCGCAGGCGGAACAACAATGAGTGGCAAAGGCTACATCACTGGTCTTGCACCAACTGTATCAGCAGACGCAC